GTAAATCCTCTTCATCACTAAATCTTTGTTTTGTTTTCCAAATATTAAACTCTTTTTTATCTTCTCCAAATTCAAGGAATAAACTAAAATCTTGATCTGCAAACTCTAACTCTTCCGAACCTAACCAAGTAGTAATCTCTTCATCACTTAAAGCATATCCTGTTTTAAGCATTGCAGTTGCTTGTTCTCTGTTTATTTTACCTTTAGTAAACTCCCTGATAATACGCTGCATATTCTGCCACTCCCTTCCCTTTAATCCTTTGATATGCTCATTAACACTATTAACACTATCTCCTAATGTTGTATTTGATCCGGTTGCATCTTGTATATTTTCGCCACCTAATTTTGGTTGTAATGAAATCAAAGCTCTTAATTCATTAGGTGTTAATTGTTCCAATACTTTATTAGCTACTAATGGCGATAAGCTATTAATTGCATCAACTACATCTTGGTTTGTTGAAGATGTTACTACTTCCATAATTGGTAAGCCCGATCTCTCTCTTAATTCATCTTTACTCATTATTTGCAATAAACCTGTTTCAGTTAATTCAAATGATATTGGTTCAGTTGGTGTAATCTTTAAGGCAGGATCTTGTAAGCCTCTAAAATTAGCTAACATATTAAACACCCCTTCAAGGTGCATCTGCTTACTATTTACATAAGTGTTTTTAAATATCTCATATCCATCGCGCATCTCTGACCTTGCGCCTAACTTACCTGCTTCTGCAATCCCGAATATTGATGGGGTTGTAATTTGATGCCCTGAAAATATATTAGTCTGTATTAAGCTATCTACTTTTGCAAAGTCCTCTTTGGTAATATCCGAAGCACCCAAGTCCTCAACGATAGGTTTTCTTGCACTATCATTTACGAATGCTAAAATAAATTTCTTACCATCTGAACCTGAAAATCTATTAGTAAACCTTTTCTCAATATTTCTTTTTTCATCATCACTTGGTTCTCCATTAGGTAGCGTAATAAGTTTACTAGCGGAAAACCCTGTTTGAGCATTGCCTAAAACTGTTTTGCTTATTTCAATATCTGATTCTATATAATTTAACGCACCAAAGTAACCCGGCAAAGAATAAATGCCCATATCTGGTCTGTATTCTTTTACATATAAGATCTGCTTACCTGTTCCAAAACTAGGATTGAAAGCAGGGTAAACAATAAAATCCTCTTTGTTATCCTTCCAATCATCTTTGTACCAAAATTGTGTATTGTCTTTATTGGTTCTAATCTTTGTATAATCGCAATGCCAAATCTCTGACAACTGCCCTGTGGCTGACCAAATAATTTCTAAATAATAACCGCCAAATAACTCAACATCTAAAGATACCTTTCTTGTAAGCTCATCAAGGCTTTCCATTCTATTAACTTTCGCTATAAATGTTTGTGCCTCATCAGATCCTGTCCACCCATTGCCTGTAATATAATGCACTTTGCTTTTTATAATAGCATTATGCTTTGCAGATTTATTAAATAACTCAACCAAATAATTTGGGTAGTCGTTTCTGTCTCCATATTGCATATATCCTATGCCTTTCTTTTCTTTATATTCTGGTTGTCTTGCTTCCGCAAAACCTAAAAATCTTAAATCTATCATTGTCTAATATTAAAAGTGTCTGTTGTAGTGTATTCAGTATATGATAACGCAGTTCCAATAAGTTCCATAATGCCACTTTCTAGCTCATTTAAGCCTGTTGGATTTGTATTTGAAGTACTTACCTGCTCATATATTTGGTAGTCGTATTGACCATTTAAAGCGGTATTAAAATGGGTATTGGTTGTTATGCTAAATTCATTAAACCTATCCTTATATAAACTTAAATCAGTTGCGTATAATTTTACAAAACTTATAGTTGTATTTGAACTCCTATTTGTAAATACAAATAAATAGTTTGGGTTAGCTAATAACTCCTTTTCTGTTAATGTTAATATCACTCCTTGCGTTTGTCCTTTTGTTAACCTCATCATATATCTAAATAGCACAATTATGAAAGTTTGCTAATTAATAACTTTTGCCTGAATTTTTCCGAAAAACCTATGCAGATTTGCCAAAGTCGGTAGCGTAACTCGGACAATATCCGAATTAGTGTTAACGATTTATCTAAATATGTAACAAAGTGATAGGTAATTCGGTTATATCTTGTAACATATAAAAGGTAAAATTTGTTACAAATAGGTGCAAATGAATATAAATGGGTGCAAAGTTATACTCACAGTATAAAAATAGGAGTAATACTACCCTATTAGCAAAAAATGTAAACTCTGCAAGTTTTGATAGTGTTCACGAAATCGTGAACTGATAAAATAAATGAACTGTTGTATAAAATGCAACGATTACTCAATAGAGTGAGTAAAATTACTCAATCAAAAAATAAAGCTATAGCTTGACAAATGAGCCGAAAATGATTGACAATCGGCTCAACCTTGATTGATAAATGCACATCATAAAGTGCATTATATGCCGCATATTGCCACCATTAGTGTCATTAATGACCATTTATGGTGGATATTTTACGCATAAATACAGATATATACGCATAAAAAAACCCCCAAACCACTAAAGGAATGGGGGCAAAACCTATGAAAAACTACAAACCTAACCCGGTGTTTGCAAAGCGTTATAGACAGTTGAATTAACACTTGGTGCTAATGCAGGTTCAGCACCTGTAAAAGTTAAAGTGAATCCACTTCTATCGCCTTGTGCAGTACCTGTTCCGGCAGTTCCTGCGGTAACATCTAATCCTCTTGTTTTACCAAGATACCAATATGCTCCGTTACTATCTTTAACTACTGCCACTAAACTATTTTGTGCCAATAACAAGATCTCATTTCTTGTTGCAGTTTGTAATTTATTTAAAACTATTTGTAACTCCTGTGCGTAAAATACTGTGCCATTTTGAACATTAGCAGTAATAGTTTGATTCATCATTGATGTATCTTTTACTTGCTCATACTTCCAAAATCTTTTACCTGATGCTTTAGTTAGTGCAGTTATTACACCACTTGCCTCGGTTGTCGCAGATACATTCGCAGCTTCTGTAAAATATACCTCAACGACACCGCCTAAACTATCTCGGCAATCTAAAGTATATCCTTGTGTTAATGCACACGCCATTTTGCTTGAATTTATTAATTTAAAAATAGGGGGGATTTTACACCCCCCTTAATATTATGATAAGATAAACTTCACAACCTCATCTGGGAATGCGATGTTAGTACCTATCTTGAACTCTGCCATAAATCTTACGCTATCAGCTTCTTTAGCAAAGAAGATTTCAAACTTCTCCTCTTCGTTTAATAAGTCTGTACCCAAGAACATATTGCTCAATCTTGATGCATAAATCTTATTTGTGCCATTTAAACCCTGAACAGCTACAACTTTAATCGGTGTACCCGGTAATGTAAACTCGCTATCTGACTTACCATCAAATGCGTAGTTAAACATATTTGCATTTTTCAATGCAATAGTGTAAGTTCTAAAAGAATCCATACCGCAGAAGATAGTCATATCTTCAGCAGCTACAACCTTTGCAGGAATAGCTTTATAGATGCCATCAAAAATTGAAATTACATTACTTGCTACAATACCTGTTCCTGTACTAATAGGCGCAGTTGCAATAAAAGCTACTACATTTGCAGCTACTACTCCTGATGCAGCACCAATCAATTTAACTAAACCATCAAATTGCTTTAAGTTAGTATCTCCTGAACCTGTATCACCTTGCCATAACCCAGTCTCTACTTGAGAAGCAATAGTTTTAGCTTTTTTCTCGCTATATTGTTGCTCAAAAGGAATTGAATCATATTGGCTTCCTGTTGGTAATGCTTTTTGTAAATAAGCAGTCTCTAAAGATTTAGGACATAATGATTCTTGTACTTTAATTTTTCCAACAGTTACTGTTCTTTGAGTAAAAGTTGTTGCTCCTGATGCGTTAAATCCGCAAGTACCACCTGCTTGAAATATTGCATCGGTCTCCATAATGTTGATAGTCTCTGCAGACTTTACACCAATCATTACATTTCCTGCACTCTTAATAAGAGAAGCAGTTTTTGCACCTAATACAGATGAAGTAACCAATAAGGCTTCATTTTGTTCTGTGTATGCTGATAATGCTGAAATGTCAAATGCCATTGTTATTAATTTTTATTTGTTTAAAATTGCGTTTCTAAATTTGTTAATCCTTTGCTCTTTAATATCATTTGTTGATACATAAGCCTTAAATGAATTAGGTTTTTGAACAGGATCTGCGGTTGGGTTAATTGAAAGTGCTTCTATTAAAGATGCTACTGATTCAAAACCTTGCTTAACCTTACCTTCTAATTCATTAATTCTATTTTGTAAGCTCTCGTTAAATGCTAAAACTTGATTAAACTTTGATGCTAATTCATCAAATCTCATATCTTGTTTTGCTTCCACAGGCTCTTCCTCTGGAACTTCATCCTCTTTTGGTGCTTCCATTTCTAAAATAACACCTGCTTCATCTACTACTACCTTTGTGCCATCTGCTAATTGATGCTCACCTAATGGGGCATTGCTACCATCTTCCATTGTAACTTTACCGCCAACTTCTAATTTATCAATCATTACTTTAGTACCATCTAATAAAGAATACTCCATCATTTCAACTTTAACATCTGTTGAATCAACAGGTTCAGTCATTGGGGCATCTTCAAATAATGCTTTGATTTTTAATATCGCTTCTTGTGCGTTCATACTTTTTTTATTAAATAGTTAAAAAATAAATTGTTTATCACTTAACCTCTGATAATATCTTTTTAATAGTATCCATAAGTGATGCTGATTGCATAACCTTTTTAGGTTTATAGTTAAATAAGCCTTCTACTGAAAACCCTTTTACCTTGCCATCTTTAATCATTTGCCATACCTCTTCATTATCTACTTTGAAGCTACCAAACCAAGATCCATCTGGCACATCCTCAAAACCCTTCATTGGTATAATGCCCCTTGACTTATCAGTAATAAAACTCTCAAACATTGTTAAGCCTTCTACAACTGAACCGCTATCGTGCATTAGATTTACATTGTTTTGATACCCTTTTTTGAAAAACTTTTGTGCAATCTTAAAAATAGTGTCTTTAGTAAATGCCACATAGTAATCCCCATAAGTAGCATCGCTGCGAAAAATAGGTATATCAGCCAACATAATAGCTCCACTAATAATGCGCTTGTCTTCGCTAATAATATCAAAGGCTTGTTTTTCTTTAAAAGCATACCAATTTTTTTGAATAGCCGGTTTATCAACTAATGCTATATAATCAACCTGTGAATCATCCTCAACATCATCTGTAATGTCAAGCATATAGATAGGTAATTCTTTCTCCATAATCTTAAATAGTTTTAATTTGTTTATTTATCGCTTAACTAAATCTTGCCCTTTGTCTAATGGCTGCCATCCTTTCTTGATTGCTTGTTACATCTGTCTCAATTACATAAGCCCTTACTGCCTGATTGCCTATATCGTTTATTGTTTGTCT